CAATCCGCTTTGGACTGGATAGACTCGCTATAACCTGGTCCGGCGTGCAGGAATCGAACCCACATTCTAGAGGTAGAAGCTCTATGTTCTATCCGTTGAACTAACGCCAGAAATTTGTACCATATTAAAGAACACTGAAATCAGGAATTCACGGCAACCTGTTTCTGATTCCGTAAGAGTTTACAAGCCGTCTTAGACATCCTCTTACGTTTAGTATTCTTTAATATGACATATACCATATGTAAGCCAACTGGTATATGGAAGAGCCTAGGGGAGTCGAACCCCTCTTCTCAGGATGAAAACCTGATGTCCTAACCGATAGACGAAGGCTCCATATAGGACCATATAGTTCTTAACTGTGTTAAAGAGCGTGTCAACAACTACTCTATCGTTTGTTGCTAAGTGTTAATTATAACAGTCTTTGTATTATTCGTCAACTGTTTTTTTGCAACAAACATATCCTAAAAACAGCAGTCATTAAAAAACCCACCTGAGTGGGTTTTTTAATTTGTTAATATTAGATTAATGTAGTTTTAACTTGTCAATTAACCCAGGGCTGAATAATTCAGCTACATCAATGTACACTGATTTTGTCATGTCTTTAAATAGCTCACGGTCGCTGTCAGATAGTTCGTGTATTTGTACACCGTTTTTAGTGCAATCAAGTTCAAATTGTTCGCAGTCTTCAATGGACCATTGTCGTTCAATTGCAGCCGCTTTAACAGCAGCCTGGTTAAACAATTCTTGCGTTTCTAGATCTAAAGAATTCCAAAATTCTTTACTTACAGCAATAGTAGTCATAAACATACTGTGTTGTGTTTTTAAGATATGTGTACCTTTAAAACGCAAATATGTCGATTCAGACGCATCTAATGATCCTTCTTCAATGGCATCGTATCCGTAGCCAACTTCTGCATGAGTTTTTGCATCAACACCAAGTGATTTCATTGTTATGTAGTTTACCGGATTGGTATTCACACGCACTCTTGCTCCTTGTAAAGCAGCTAATCCAGTAATTGGAGTATTAGACCCAATTATACGATATCCACCGCTATATGTAAATGCAAGTCCTTTTACTCCAGAACGTTCACTTAAACTATCGCATAACTCGCGTCCGATTGGACCCTCCATCACACTATTTACATGATCGTGATCTTTAAACAAGAACGGTAAATCAAGTGCCAAAAAGTCTTTGTTAACTGTGCCAAAAGCAGAAACAACAGTCTGACTCATTTGAATACGATTGTCTTCGAGAGCATCAAAAATTGGATTCCATATTCCGTTGTTTGCAGCCTGATCGTTATATTTTTCAGCATATTCCGGCACAGTTAAAATTTCAATTTTTAATTTACCGTCGGTTGTTTTTTCAATTTCATCTGCAAATGCCTTAGCAGTTCTGATAAACAAATGGGCTGGTTCGTGTGCGATGACCCATTTTACTAATTTTGGTGCGTTCATAATTAATATCTCCTGTTAATACTTATTTATTACTTTCGATGTGATTCAAAGAACTTAGCGGCTTGATGCGGCGGTAACCAAGTGATATATTTTTGTTCAGAGTAGATGTCGCAATTAAATTCTATAACTTTATTTATGTGATAGCCCCATCCTAATTGTGATACCTCTACAATTTTAGTGGTATTTTCTACAATATTACGTCTATTATCTATACCATACTCACATGAGCTAGTGAATAATAAGCCTGGATCCTCAGTGCGCCATTGCTGAGAAGCTGAGTAATTACACAATGTTGCAGTATATAACAATGTTCCATTGGAATTGACTACAATTTTTAAAGGTATCATTCCAGAAAGCGAATAATCTAGATCTACATGACAAAATAATTTGTAATTTTTATTAATGTATTCTTCGGGGTCGGCGGGCTCTTCCCAGAGACTATCCCAGTTATGGTCATAATCATTTAATGAAAAATCTGTAGGTATTTCTCCACTGAAAATAACCTGATTATTAAATGAAATTGTTGCATTTATGCTAGGCTCGTCTGAAAATACCCGGCCAAAAAATTGCCATGTTCTTGTTGCTGGTTTTGCCATATTACTCCTGTTTTCAATAATTTTTTAAGAACTTTTCCAAATCACCATACAACTGTGCTGCCACTGCTTCGCGGCTACCAAACATATACACACGTACAGGTATGCGTTTTACAAGTTCGATGTAGTAAGGAGTTTGAAGTTTGCGGTCCAGCGTAAGAACAATACGACGATTGCCCGGCGAGGGTTTAATATCAATTCCGTAATGTGCTATGTCCAGCACACGACTAAAAACATAATACCCGTGTTCAGACAATCGCATGCCACCGGTCTTACGAATATTTGCCCACCAAGATCGTAACGCAGATTCCACTGACTCTTCAAACTGTTCCGGCAGCTCTGCTACCAATGCTTCAGTCAATTTTAATTTGTCACGCACTAGTTACTCGATGTAACTGTGTTGCCTTGCTGTAACAACACCACTGTGAATTTGTCAGTTTTGAACTGTGTGTTCAGCTTCTTGGAAAGATTGTGTGCATGTCCCGGATTTGAAAACGACACTTTCTTGTATTTGGGCCCGGGATGCTGGACCAGCATGTTGCTGGTTTTGAGATTGATAGGGCCACCGTCAAAAAACACAGCCCACACCCCGTCCGACGACAATACCTGTTCTGTTTTATACGTTGACTTGTTGGTTAGTTCTAGTAGAACTTTTGGTTTGGGTCGTGACATTCATTAAACTCCTACATTTATTTATGACAAATATAGGGAGTTATTAGAACGACCCACCTTCGACTTCTACAGTAATTTTATCGTTTTGTTGTGCGTTTACAGCGACTTCTCGCAAATTGTGCAAAGTCAACAGCAATTTGGTAATGTCTGCATGTAGATCTTTGGCATCCTTCATTGGCATAGTAAAGTCTTTGGTTGCTCGTGCTTCAAAGCCTTGTACACGCTCAATGAACTTTTGGATATGGATACTCATTTTGTTAAGAATGGTGTAAGTTTTGGAGCATTCCACCCTAAAGGTTTGAGTACTTTACCATCTTCACGTTTGCGTACCTTGCCGGTTTCTCGATCAATCTTGGCAAAGTTAGTTGCCATAACTTCTTTCCACGCACCTTCAGCATCAAAGCCAGCGCTATGGATAGCACCAATAGTAACAACAAGAATGTCGATCAATGCGTCTAGTTGTTCAACACGATCGTTGGTATCAATGGCCACTTGTAGTTCGTCGTGTTCTTCTTGTATTAGCCCAATATACATGTTGTATTGATCTTTGTTATAGTCACTTGTGGTTTGATCACAAGCGTTCATAAATTTTTCTTGGTCGCGAAATGCGTTTGTCATATTTTTCTTATTAGGTAATAACATCATAACAAACAATACCTTGTTTGTTTAAATCTAGTTTGGTCACAAATTCAACTTGGTTTTTAAATTCTGTTTCTAATTCGTTTACAATAAGTGGCAACAAAAACACAGTAGGCTCGATGTATACTTTCGCACCACTTGCTAATAATATTTTGCAGACCTTGAGCTGATGGCTCTCTTCAAAAATATTGACACCTTTCTTGTAGCTCACATATTCAAAGTAGTATGGTAAGCTATCAACATTGTCTTTTGCAAAATAACTTGCTAAAAAATCAATATGAGATTGATTAAAACTGTCAACTAGTTCACCTAGCGGGTAATCCATACCTTGTGTTTGGGCATAATGCACAAATGATCTATTGTCTCTTGGATAACAAGGTCCGCCGTAACCAAATCCATATTTCCACTGAGTCAAACCTTGATAATTTAGATATTCGTTTGCTATTGGTATGTCATTTTCCATTCCTGCATTGATTAAAAATTGCCCCATCATATTAAAGAAACTAATTTGCATTGTAGAACGACAATTACCTGCTAGTTTCAAAATTTCACCTGTGGTTGGATGCACCTGATACACGGGTGTGCCGTCTTTAATCAATTTAGAAAACAACTCTCGGCATCTCTCGGCAGCTTGGTCATTTTTGGTACCTAATGACAGCGCATGTGCATTTAAAATGCTGGATATGACTGCACCCTGCATAGCAAATGTAGGACAGTACACAACATGAACACCCAAGTCGTTAAGTTCCTTTTGTATTTCAACACACGTGCCTGGATTACAAGTAGACCCAACAATCAGCACTTTGTTTCGTACACTGCCCTTGTGCAATTTAATATCGTTAACAACGTCCCACACAGGTTTAACATCGTAGTCACCTTGTGGTGTGCTTGGAGTAGCAACTAGCACATATAATAAATCGCACTGATCGATCACTTGATTATTGTCTATTGTAAATTCAATATTTTTAGCACTTTCGAGCATTTCTTTAATACCAGGTTCTACTTGATTAGTGATTCTGGCTTGTAATTCAGACACATAGTCTTCTTTATAGCTACTGGCCACTACATTCAATCCTCGCTGTTCAAACAGCAATGCATAAGCTAACCCTAATTTACCTACACCTATAATTCCTACGTTCATTATACTTCCTTAATTTGTTTATTGATACAGTTATATGTTTGTGCCAACCTATATGTCATACTGTTACTTCGTCTTTGTTATAAAATGGGCCTTGATATGGATAACGTTGCAGTGCAATCAGTTTTGGATCCTGTACCACTCGCCACTTGCGTCCGCGCTTGACTGAATACCAACCTGCGGCAAACCAGGACTTGCTTTTTCTATTCTTGGTATACAATGGCAACCGATGCGTCACGTCCCATACAGGATTATATGATCTTCCTACAACAGGAAAACCGTGTACCATACTGTTGTCAGGCTTGGACCTGAGCGGTTTCTTTTCAAACGTGATGTTGGCTTCACGTGCCGCCAGTCGAATTGTTTTAAATTGTTTTACTTGATCATGGATGCGAACTTGATACCCGCCGTCCCATGCTTCAATGTTGCCAACCTTTTGATCTTCATCTTGTAAGATCCAGTACTGCTTATCAGCTACTACTTTAGCTATTAACATTTAATACTCCTTTGTATGTTTCATTCATCCAGCGTCCAAAGCTGTCTGCATTGTCGCTACATCTATTCAGTTCGTACTTGCCGCAAAATTGCATAAACCGTACGCCCACTTGTCCAATATCTTTGTGTGAAACTTGTTCAATGATAGCCAGGTCCACTATGTCTTTGATGTCTTGTGGTTGATGTGTAAGATCAATCAATGCACGATTGCGCTCGTAGTCATCCAACACACGGTGTTCGTTGCCATTATGATCAGTCCACCTTTGCAACATCATGTTGTTCCAGTTGTAACCTTTTGTGTTACGATCTTCAAATGCTTCTGTAAGACCAACTTTGTTCTTGGTACCTTTGGTACGCACTCCGGGAAATGCACTAAACACATTGTCACTGGTATCGCCGCGCATGCACTTTTCAAACAACAACCAGGCTGGATCCGGAATCTTTTTAGGTTCTTTGGTTTTCTTATCAATCACAGATTTGCCTTTGGCATCAAAAATGCCTTCCATAGTAATAAGTTCGTCTGTGATACCATTGTACTGTTTTACATTAGATGCAAGTAACTGAACAAAGTCTGTGTCACTGCTGATAATAATATGTTCGTCTTGGGGATGCAAGTTGATCCAACGGGCAATAATGTCATCGCCTTCGGCAGTAGGGCATCTGAGCACACTACAGTTGGTTCGTTCTGACAAGTATTTAGTCAAATTGTCATACGTTTCCCAGAACATCTTATCTTCATCAGCTTCTGCTTCTGTAAGAGCTGCACGGGCCGCTGTACGGTTGGCTTTGTAAGGTTTATAGTGATCTTTACGCCAGCTACGACCTTCCAACGCAAAAACAACATGATCTGCTTCAAAACGCTTGACCACCTTGTTGGCACTCATCAGTGTTGTGTGTAATGCTACTCCAACTTTTTCCCACGGATCGCTGGCACGAAAAGCTGTGTGCCTGGCACGAAAAAACATATTGGCCGTGTCAATCAACACATAACGCATGGTAAAACCTTAAACTTTGTTGTTTGTATTGATATATTGTAACATAAAACGA